GCGTAACTACTATGGATCTTGTCCAGAGCTTTCGGCAGATGTTAAGGAGTTTGGACGGGACGCTTTTACTAGAGAAATCCTCTCCCTCCACCTGACACCAGGTAAAACAAACTACGAAGAGACTCGACAACTGTTCGTGAACAATGTCCTAACTGAAGCACTTGCGGATGGTACCCCTGCCTATTACAATAGTAATATCCTAGGTCGGTACTACCGCAAGGACTACTTCCCCTCTTGACTTTCTCGTTCACTTGCATATATAATTAGCAAGTTGAAGCAACGGGAGATCACGATGAATGATTGGCACCAGGACGTTTCTGATGACCAAGAGTATTTTGAGAAGACACTATCAATTATGATTGACCGTCTACACGATTATGTTTCCGAAGATGATCACGCTGCTGCAGAGGTAACTGCAATTAAAATCCGCTCACTTATGACGTAGACACCGCTGGGTCAGTAGCTCAGTGGAATAGAGCAACCGCCTTCTAAGCGGTCGGTCGTTGGTTCGAGTCCAACCTGACCCGTTCCCGCAAGGGATTTAATCTACAGTCTAGAAGTGAGGTATTCTTATGCCTATCAGCAAGTCCGACTACACCTATCTCAGGTCTGTCGTTAACGGAGACGTTGCACTTGATCGAGAAAATCCTTCTCTGTTCAATCGCTTGTTCCGTTGGTACGAGACAGTCGGTGTCCGTTTCTACGGAGACCCAGATGAAGACTACGAAGTCTTCCTCGACCATCTCGCTTCTGATATTGGATTTGGTGCTGCATAGCACCTGGTGGAGCCAAAACTCGAACTGTCCAAGGACCCTACGGGGTCCTTTTTTTATGCTATACTTTAGGAGTCCTGGAGACAACACTATGAAACCCACAGTTCTTCTTGAGCGTTTCCCCTATCGGTACGTCCAATGTGGTACCATTGAACTGAATGGTAATCCCGACTACCGTATTCAGAAAGCAGATCCCTATACCAAACGGTATAGCGATATGTATCTTCTTGACAATCAGATGCAACTTCTGACTGCTATGGAAGACTTTGAGTACACCAAGTGGTTGGATCCAGACACCGTGCCCTGTTACATAAAGGATGATGTCAAGCAATCTTAAAGCAAAACCCCTGTACAAGCGGTGCCCTATGGCACAAGCAGACTTCCCTGCCATCAAGGCAGATATGATGATGTACCTGGAACAACTTCCTGATGAGTATGTCATCCATCTGTGCAACTACTTCGCTTGCGAAAACGGTGCATTCTCTAAACCCAGCAAGAAAAATCCTCTGATGAAGATGCTGGAGATGACTTCTATGTGGAAGTCACATAAGATTTCCAAAGGTATTCTCAACGCAACTTATGACTGATTACGTTAACGCTTTGAAGGCAGCACGAGACGCTGCCTCTCGTGCCGTACAAGAGGCACTCAAGGTAGATCTGGACCAGCAGGAAGAGGGTGCTATCTGGCGTCACTATCAAGGTCTTGACACGATGTACCGTCAGGCAAAGTCACAACTCCCCGAAGAGTATGTGAGCTTCAACCTGAACCAGTCTCACCACGATGAGCATCCTTATCCTGTTGCTGGTGGTCCTGTAGATGTCTTTGGTACAGTCGGTCAGGATGTGATCACATTCGATTCTTGACATCTCTTCACATTTGCTATATAGTTCTGTAGTATTTCGTTACAAAGATCGATGACCGTTACCAAGAACGAGTTCGGGCAAATGAATATGTTTGCCAAAGAACCCACAATGTATATGACCAAAGAGGATATGGAGCGTTATGGTTTTGAACCGTATGCTGAGCGTGCTGAGCGTCTCAATGGTCGTACTGCAATGATGGGTTTCGTGGCAGCCTTGATTTCCTATGCTTTTACTGGTAAACTCTTCTTCGGCGTAATGTGATGACAGAACTATTCTGGACCGTTACAGCAATCACTTTCTTTATCTTGCTGAGCATTTCCGTCGAAAAACTTTCTGAGACTTATTGATTTATTATGGCACTTAGAGTACCTGAAGTTACTTTCCACTCCCGTGAAAACGGTGACTGGGTTCACACCACCTCTGGGTACCTCTTTGGAGGTAAGCGTGTGATTGTGTTTGCACTCCCTGGTGCATTCACTCCTACTTGCTCTAACTACCAACTCCCTGGTTATGAAGAGAAGTATGAAGAGTTCAAAGAACTTGGTATTGATGAGGTGTATTGCCTCTCTGTCAACGATTCTTTCGTTATGAATGCCTGGTTCAAGGACCAGAGCATTGAAAACGTGAAACCTATTGCTGATGGTAGCGGCGAGTTTACCTACGCAATGGGTATGTCAGTTAACAAAGCAAACCTTGGTTTCGGGTTCCGATCCTGGCGCTATGCTATGATTGTTAACGACGGGGTGATCGAACAACTGTTTGAAGAACCTGGCAAGGTGGGTAACTGCCCTGTTGACCCCTACGAAATCAGCGACCCAGACACCGTGCTGGGATACCTCAACACTTACGGAGAACAATGATGAACGAACGCGCAGAACGCATTAATGGTTGGGCAGCAATGATCGGTGTGATCGCTGCTATGGGATCTTATGCCACCACTGGTCAACTGATCCCTGGAATCTGGTAAGGTATAAATACTTACCCATTGCGGCACTGAAATGTACTTACTAGCACTTTCTTTAATTCTTTTTGGTACTTTTGTCAGTGCCGCTCTACTCACCCAGTCGGGTGAGGAACGCTGAATTCAATTTAATTTATGATCAAATCTCTTTTAGTCCTTGGTTGTCTAGCAACCGCACCTGCAGCAGAAGCAGCACGGTATGTTTGCGAGACTTGCAACACGAATGAGAAAACTACTCTTTCGTTTATGCAAGACCAAGGCATTAAAGATCGGAATGCTCTGGCAGTTGTTCTTGGTAACATCAAACAAGAGAGCAACTTTCACCCTAACATTTGTGAAGGTGGTGCTAGAGTTTCCTATCAAAACTGCCGAGCAGGTGGTTACGGTCTGATCCAATGGACCTCGACTAATCGATACATTGGTCTTGGCAGGTTCGCTATGAAATATGGCGGAGACCCTTCTACTCTGAACACTCAACTTCGTTATCTTTCTAACGAACAGCAGTGGATCAAAGTCCTCCCAGCATTGAAGACTTCAGGTCAGTCTATTGACTGGTATATGAACAAATCATATCCCTGGTTAGGGTGGGGTATTCACGGCGCTCGGACAAGGTATGCGTATCAATATGCTAACAAACTAATTCTTGGGTGACTTCGGTCACCCTTTTTTTCTAAATAGATGTACCTGGAATTCTATCCGTGGACTTCTCAATGGAAACACCAACCAAAACACCAACGAAGAAAAGATCACCAATTAAAGGTATTGCATTGGTATTGGGTAGTGTGATTGGTATTGCTCACATTGGTGTACTGGGTCATCTATTAAATCAAAAACCTAACTTCCCCGTCATCAATTTCCCAGCAGGAGACTACTCTTCGTATAGAGTGAAGGCAGATAGAGATGGGTATGAGATTGAATTCAAAGCGAATGACCCCGCAATCTTGAGATCGAATAAGTCACTTGAATTGGATCAAGACAAGAAAGGATTCTTTGGTGGCAGCACCACTATAAGAAGAGAGTATCGTTCTGATGAATATACTATGGACGGTACCCGTAACATTGGAGGTGCGATTACAGAAGAGGGAAAGTCTGCAAAAGACATAGAGTGCATCGTGGCGGACGCTGGGGCACGGTCACAAGGTGCGATGGCAGGGACCGCAATTAGTGCTGGTCTCATAGTCCCAGCAGTTTCTAGTATTCCTTATGTTGGATGGTTGGCATCTGGTTGGGCACTTCTATTGGGTCAGCGTGTTGGATCTGATATTGGATCCGAAGTCGGTAGTGCATTCAATGATTGCTAATGAGATACAAATTACAGTGTCAGGATTCTACTGGATCCTGGGTGACTCTCAACAAGTATAGAGACTTGTCTAAGGTCAAGGCAGATTTTTATTTGGAACTCTGTAGACTTTCTCAGAGTATGGTGTATAATCCAAAGGAAGTTCGTGCAGTATTAGATGACTGAAGACTGGCGCTACAGCGATGAACGAATGCTCCTCCGAGCAGAAGCATTTCTCAAACTCAAAAAACATTTCAAACTCAAGACAACGAAACATCTTTATGAGTTTTGTCACGACTGGGTAAGTCAAGGTAACCCCACTACAGATGGGATCGAAGAAGCATTCGCAAAATATCTTGAACTGGTGACAAACTGACTGTAACAATCAATCAAACTAATCTAGATAGGGTGTGTACCAATGAGTGAAGAAGACATCTCAATTCTTAACGAAAGGATCCACAAGATCAAGATGGATGAACTGTTCTCAGAACCTTCTACTTGGGAAGATGATGAACATTGGTACGGTCAAATGACCTATGATTTTACAGAAGACCTATGAAGATTTTCTTTGCGTTTCTTGCCTCAATGTTTCTCGCGCTCCCAGCGTGGGCAGTCGATGTCCAAATGGGATACAATGGAAACCTCGTCTTTGAACCAGCGGACATCACAATTAACGCTGGTGAGTCAGTTCATTTTGTTAACAATATGCTTCCTCCTCATAATGTTGTAGTGGAGGATCATCCTGAGATCTCTCACGAGGGTCTGGCAATGCTACCTGGTGAAGAGTTTGATGTTACCTTCACTGAACCTGGTGACTATACTTACTGGTGTGGTCCTCACAAGGGTGCAGGTATGATTGGTACTGTACACGTTCAGTAAATTGTAATGGAGTTTATTAAATGAAAATTGGTATGATTGGTCTTGGGCGAATGGGAGAGGGTATGTCCCGTCGTCTCATCGCAGCAGGTCACGAAGTGTGGGGTTACAGGAACA